ATCCATTAATTTATCAGTGCTATCTGCAACACTTTTAATTAATTGACCAGCAACTTCATATGCTCTTGGACTTGCTGTTTCACTAGCAACTTCCATAATACCATTGATTGCCTCCTGCCCCTTTTCTATTAAAGAGTACAAGTTACCACGAGTATAATCATAATCTTTACTTACATCATCAGTAAGTTTCTGAATTTGTTCTTTTCTTTTCTGTTCTTTTACAATTTCAGTTGATTCAACAGGATCAGTGTTGAAAGTATCATTTAATGAATCATAAGAGTTTTTCATAATTATAGATCCTGATTTCGAGCAGGATTAAATTCTTTACTATCACCAAAGAATGTTCTTTCTTCAGTAAATCCGAAATCATCACCAGGTTCGATGAATGGTTCGTCTTTTTTATCTATAACACCATCATCATTATAATCCTTTTTCGCCTTTGGAACCACTGTATATCTTTGAACTCTCTTTGCAGTTCTTATGTTTGTGTCTGAATAGTAATCCAATTGAACTTTGCGAATTAGTCCCTCTGGTGTATCTGCAATATGACCAAACATAAATGTTTTAGCAGTAAACGATAATGTGTATATTAAAGCTCTTCTTGTTGAAAAATCTCCCTCATAATCATCTTGTTGATTGATTGAATTTAGTATCATCGGTATATCTCTTTTTTCACCAATAGATTTTACTAAATCAATTGATAATGTAAAACCAGGTTGAAAGAAAGGTAATATTTGTTCCAATATTTGTAATCCATCATCTTGTAATTTACAGAGTACATTTAGTTCAAATCCAAGATTATAAGGAACAGGCATAAAAACTTTTTTTAATTTAGTATCATCCGCACTATCTGGTGCCTTGAATGTTTGTGTAATACCTGCTTTCCTTGATGAATCATATGCTATATTTGTAATCTCAAAAGACATACGAGGTAATGTAATTTGAGTTGCTTTATTAAGGTCAGGTTGTTGTTGTATTCTTGCTAAAAATTTTTGCCTTGGTCCATATGCAACTGGAACCTTTAATTCCGATATGATATTTCCTGCTTGATCATCATGACGAACGTAAATGTCGTTAAAAAGCGTACCAAACGCTATAACTGTCTTTCTTATAATTTCGTGATAAAAATAATTTCCTAACATTAGTAATTACCAAATGGATTTGATTCTGTAAAATCTATGATAGAATCTGCTTCGGACTCAAATATGTCACCCTCGTTGTATTTATCTATGGTGTTATCCTTATTCAATGATGATAAACTGAATAGTGCACCTGATGTAAGTCCCTTGATATCCTCTCCTTCAAAGAATCCTCTAATTGTTCCACCCACTCCAACGTTTGATACTAATAAAATAGCAGTATCCTGATCCCAACTCTTAACTCTTGCTTGTGTACCTGAACGCATTCCCTGTACCACCTCATTGAATTGGTAAGTGCCTATACCACTTATTGTTTCAGGATCAGATATTGTTATTGTTGGATTAGTAGTATAACCCTTACCTGCATTTTCCACGAAGATAGAATTAACTTGATTAAATGCACCAACAACTCCAATTGAAGCAATACCAACTGCTCTATCAGACGCAATACCAGCAGCAGGATTTGATATTGTAACGATTGGAACTGTACCAAATCCAACTCCATTATCAGTCATTATAAATCTAACAATACCAGTTGATGATTTCTCAATTGAACATGTAGCAGCAGCACCTGTTCCACCACCACCTGAAATTGTTATTATAGGAGTATCAGTATAATTAGCACCAGCATTAGTCATTAATATTTTTTCAATAGATCTTACACCTGCTCTCTCAGTCGTAAAGGCGACAGCAGTCGCATTATCGCTTGCAGATCCACTTGGCGAAGTGCTGATTGATACTACTGGTGTAGATATAAATCCAGAACCATCATTATTTAAGAATATTTCACGAATATAACCTGAACCACGAATTGCTAACGCAGTTGCAGTTCTACCGATACCAACTAATTGTAATGAAGCAATATATCCATCATCTTCTACCTGTGTATCAATGATATCAAGTGAAGTGTCAATAACTTCATCTTCATATTCAAATAATTCACATTTAAGTTTATAAACATAATTCTTACCTAATTGATAAAATGGATCTTCGTGCTCTACAAATTTAATCTCAAATAATCTTTGACCAAGTGGAAAAAATACTAAATCCCCCTCTCTTGGTCTTGTTGCCAAATCAATATCACTAGATGACTCCATAAATGGTGCTATAAATTCCTCAAATCTTTCTTTTGAGACTGTAAGTTCTACCTCATCTCTTAAACTCATTCCAAATTTAGTGAGGACATCTCCAGCACCTGAATAACCATCAAATGAATTTACATACATTTCTACTGCAAAGTTATCATCAAACTTAGATGCAGTTACTTCTTCGATAATTGTTGCTTTGTTTACAAATTTTCTAGGAATATATGTAACTTCTACACCATAAATTTTTAGATGCTCATTAATTAGATCCTGTACTAATCTTTGTTCACCTTGAGTTCCTTGTTGAAAATACGGATTTAATGCCATTATTCATCACCCAATAAAATCAAGAGGTGGCATCTCATAATCCATAGCAGATCTATCTCTTAATGCTTGCAATTCTCTTACCCCTTCATCATAAATTTCTCTACCATTTAATTCAATACCGCCTGGTAATTTAGTTCCTCTAAACTTGAGTAAATTAGCACCCCATTGTTTCTTTATTAGTGCAGTAAAATAACGTTTTACAAAAGGATCGTTATATATCCCCTCCGTATCTATCGCACGGAAACAATCTATTACAATAAATTCATCAACTTGTTGTGCTCCCCAATCAATATCTAAATATAATCTATCTTGTCTCATATTAAATCTTATTTGTTTCTCTGTTGTCAATAAATGATCTATATCCTCAAGATATGTTTTTGTCATCGCATATTGCAATAAATTCACTGAATTAAAATAATATAAGTCATTTAAAAATAATTGGTACTTAATACTAAACATCCCACCAGAAATAGAACTAGAATCAAATTTAAATATTCGATTTACCCCTAATATATTTTCTGGGACTGCTAAAAAATTAGAAGTTTCATAAAAATTACTTGTAACAGTTACATTAGATGTTTGAATACCTGTGGTTGTAACAATACCCACACCATCTGTTCCTTGTGCACTTCCTCTATCAATATCATCTTGAGTAAACTTATACTTCAAGAACATTCTTTCAATACCATCATAATGACGCTCTTGATATATTTGAATAGTGTCATCTACTGCATCATGAAGTTGATCATCATCAATATTGATCTCTAAAATAGGTGCTCCTAATTGACGCAATCCATAATTGATAAGTCTTCCTCTATTATCTGGTTTCATTTTTCATCCTTTAGATTTGCGATTTCTTCTAGAAGTTCTTGTTTTTCTTTCTCAAAATCATTTTTTAGAGTTTGTAATTTTGCCTCTAATAAAACATTTTGATTTAATGCTGCTGATAATCTTGAATTATATAAGTTGACGAGAACATTTACGTCCACTTCACTATTTGGTTGCATCTAAAAAGTTCCTCCGTCTAGGGTTGAAGTCCAGTGTGGTTTATTAACATATGTAGTAGCTACACTAGATGGTGCTGCAAGACTCGCAGTTCCACCACTTTGCCCCTCTCTAATTAATGTATTTGAGTTATTGAATGTACCCTCAACACCAACAAGAGGCACAGATGTTGCTGCATTCACAGCACTCTCAACAACACCAAAGGCATTTGTGCTTGCTTGTTTTACAATATCACCTTGGGCAAGTGTTACATTACCTGGCATTGTTAGTACAACTTTGGTAACAGCAGTTAATACTTGTTTTGATGTAATAGTTGGGGATGCAGGAGCATTTGTAGATCTCTGTAATCCCTCACTATCAAACCATACAACACCACCTGAACTGAAGTTACCTGACTGGTAATAGATACCTTTAACATCTAAGAAACCTTTTGTACCAGTTACAACACTTGCTGAGATAGTTGCATCGGGAACATAAGTCCATCTACGACTATTATCACCATGTGTTCCATGATTACCTGTTCCAGCAGTGCTAGATGCGATAGAACTATCATCTAGTCCAAAGAAACCTTCACTTGTATTTGCAGTTCCAATTCCAGTATTATATTTAAAACTTAAACCACGATCAGTATTAGTGTCTGTTGCGTGTACAACTGTGATTGTAGTTTGTGTGCTGATTCCAGCAGTGGTTGTACCTTGGAAGGTAAGCATTTTTGCACCACTGTTAATCGCTGTAACTGTTGTGATACCACTTGCAGAAAAGTTTGCATGTAAAAGAGTATCATTAACAGCGATACCTGTCACTTGATCAACTATGACAGTGGAAACACCAGATTGAACCGTCACCATTACAGTTCTATTACTTGTAACATCACCGACTGTCAATATCGGATCATTTACAGTTGATTGAGTGGAGTTAACTGTGGTGGTTGTACCATCAACTTGTAAGTTACCTTTAATAATAACATTACCTTCATTACTTAAACCATCTGGATATGGATCAATGAAAATAGTATTATCAGCACCTGCAAGTGAAGCAATGATATTATTTTCAATTCTTATATTACCTAATTTTGCATTTCCTCCACCGACAATTAAATCTCCACCAACAACTGCATTCTTAGCAATACCAATACCACCAGCAAAAAATACAGAACCATCAGTAGTTGTGGTTGCTTGTGTGGCATTTGTAAATTTAACCTTTCCAAGACTGTCAACATCTGAACCTATCTCAAGATGATCGTCACCAACTTCATCATATCTAATAAATGCCTGTGGAGCAGAGTTACCATCAGATCCACCACCAAATGCAATTTTGGTATCATCTGGAACCATGATATCACCAGATCCATTTGGATTAATAATTATATCACCATCAGTATTTGTTGAGGAAAATGTATTACCATTTAATGTTAAATTATCTACATTCCACTCATCAATCTTACGATTACTATCAAGTATTGCTACAACACCACCATCACTATTTCTTGTATTTGATACCCCTGTTAATTTTCCAGCTTCATGCTCCATCATAGAGGTGTAAAAATGACCCGCAACTGGATTACAGTTCGATCCATCATCTCCTAGAAATACCCTATCCTTATATTGATTAGTGCCACCGAAGCTACCAATACCAGTAACGTACGCTAATTCACCCCAATTCAA